CAAGGGCGAGTCTGCACCTTGTACCGCGAGTTCGAAAAAACTGTGGCTGAGATCGTAAAAGAATTCGGTTACAAAAATTGCTCAAAGACCGTTCAGAACATGTACAACAACGGGAGTCTTGACAGTTGGATTCCAATTATCCAAGCAATCGAGCCACGGGCTGATCGTGACATCAACAAGAAGGACGCGCTCAACATGCCTTGGGCAAGCTACTACTTCGAAGTCGGCGGTGACCCAGACAAATTCCTGCGAGAGGGTGGCTTTAGGGACTTCCCTGCGCTGGTACCACGTTGGGCTACGTCTGGTGGAGACATCTACGGGAACAGTCCCGGCATGGAAGTGCTTGGCGACATCAAACAGCTACAACACGAGCAGTTGCGCAAAGCACAAGCCATTGACTTCCAGACTAAGCCACCACTACAGGCGCCGACGTCGATGAAGAATCGTGACGTCGAGATGCTTCCTGGAGGTGTGACGTTCTATGACGGCCAAACAGCTGGGATCAAGACAGCTTTTGATGTTACTTTGGACTTGAACGCGCTGCTCATGGATATTCAAGATGTTCGCGATCGTGTGCGTGGCGGCTTCTACGCTGACTTGTTCCTAATGCTGGCCAACGCCACTGACACCAGAATGACTGCGACCGAAGTGGCTGAGCGGCACGAAGAGAAATTGCTGATGCTTGGGCCGGTACTTGAGCGCCTGCACAATGAGTTGCTTGATCCATTGATCGACATTACATTCACTAGGATGCTAGAGGCTGGCATTGTACCGCCTGCGCCGCCTGAGCTGCAAGGCATGGATCTCAATGTTGATTTCATCTCGATGCTGGCACAAGCTCAGCGCGCAATCGGCGTCAACGGCATCGATCGGTTTGTTGGCAATCTTGGACAGGTGGCAAGCTTCAAGCCTGACGTGTTGGACAAGTTCGATTCTGATGAGTGGGTTGACAGCTACAGCGACATGCTCGGTGTTGACCCCAAGCTGATCGTGGCATCTGACCAAGTTGCAATGATCCGCGATGCGCGCGCCAAGGCTCAAGCGGCACAAGCACAAGCAGAGGCGATGAAGGTTCAAAGTGAGACGGCGCGTAACCTTGCTGCGTCACCAACAGGTGGGCAGGATAACGCGCTCATGGACATCATGAACCAATTCTCTGGGTACGGTTCACCATCACCAATGCAAGTTTAAGGAGAAGCTATGTCACTAGTAAACATGAAGTCAGCCAACAACCATAAAGAGTCAACGCTTGGGTCGCAAATAGAGCGGGAAGAATACCCTTACGGGCTAAGCATCAATTTGGGTAACGAACAAATGGAGAAGCTTGGCATCAACGCGCTTCCAAAGGTTGGTTCTGAAATGATGATCACGGCAAAATGTGTCGTGAATCATGCCAGCTCAAACCAACACGAGGGCAACAAGGAAGAGCTCAGCTTCACCATGCAAATTACTGATATGAGCATTGGGCAGACCAGCGATGCGCAGAACGAGGGCAGAGCTGCGAAGTTATACGGAACTGAAAGTTTATAGGGTGCCCGTATACATCTGCATGGTTGATAAATTGACGCATGAGTAAAGAATTTGATCCCCTCGATATGCGAGGACAGGAGCGCGAGAAAGAAGACAAGACCTTGCGCAACAAACTGGAATTGCATAACGAGGAGTCGGATATTAAGTGGCTTATGGGTTCGAAAAGAGGACGCCGGATTGTCTGGCGTTTACTGGAGCAATCGGGTGTGTTCCGGCTATCGTTCAACACCAACGCGATGTCTATGGCATTCGCCGAGGGAAACAGGAACTTTGGCAATCGCACACTTTCGATGATTCACTCTGTCTGCCCTGAGCTTTATCCAACCCTTGTAAAGGAACAAACAAATGACAGAATCGATGATGACAGACGCAGCCTCAACGACCAATAACGGCGCGGAAACATCAGAAGCTACGGGACAAGGATCAGCGACGGTTGATCAGAGTTCTGTAGATACGCAGCAGGTGACTAAAGGGCAGACTCAGCAAGCGTCGGATGGCGCCACTACTGAAGGCAAGACCGAAGGTGACGCGGGCAAACCTCAAGGTGCGCCTGAAAATTACGAGTTCTCCGCCCCAGAGGGCAAGAGCTACGATGCCGATACGCTTACAGCGTTTTCGGAAGTCGCCAAGGAATTGAATCTACCTCAAGAATCTGCGCAGAAGATGCTTGGCAAGATGGCTGAAAAGATTTCAGAACGTCAAAACCAGCAGATCGAGGCAGTTCGCAGCGAGTGGGCTCAGTCCTCTCAGTCTGACAAGGAATTCGGCGGCGACAAGCTCAATGAAAACCTGTCAATTGCGAAAAAAGCTCTCGATTCATTCGGTACGCCGGAGCTGCGCGCGCTGTTGAATGAGTCTGGTCTGGGCAATAATCCGGAAGTTATCCGTTTTATGTACAGAGCAGGAAAGGCAATTAGTGAGGAGACTTTTGTTGGGAATTCAAACGGAGCTGGGGTTAAAAGCCCAGGCCCGAAAGACTTCAACGCGAAAGCCAACGCACTGTATTCGAACCAATAATTTTTTAATAGGAGTTAATTATGGCTACTCTCGCAACTACAAACTTAACGCTGGCCGATTGGGCTAAGCGTACCGATCCAGATGGACGAATCCCGATCATCGCTGAGCTGCTCTCGCAGTCCAACGAAGTTCTGGAAGATGCTGTCTTTAAAGAAGGCAACTTGCCAACCGGCGAGCGCGTCGTTATCCGCACTGGTTTACCAACCGTGTACTGGCGCGCTTTGAACCAAGGTATCCCAAACAGCAAATCAACTACCGCACAGGTGGACGAGGCTGCTGGCATCTTGGAAGCTCGATCTGAAGTGGACAAAGACTTGGCAATGTTGAACGGCAACACCGCTCAATTCCGCTTGTCTGAGGACACCGCGTTCTTGGAAGCAATGAACCAGACCCAAGCGTCTACCTTGTTCTACGGCAATCCTGGCACCGACCCTAAGCAGTACCTTGGCTTGGCACCTCGTTATTCGAGCTTGTCTGCTGCCAATGCGCAGAACATTATGTCTGCCGGCGGCGCTGGTTCTGACAACACTTCTGTGTTCTTGGTGGTCTGGGGTGATCAGACTGTCTACTGCCACTTTCCAAAGGGCAGCAAGGCTGGCTTGATTCATGAAGATCTCGGTGAGCAAACAGTCTACAACAGCGACAACACTCGCATGCAGGCTTATGCAACACGCTACCAGTGGAAAAACGGCTTGGTCGTAAAAGACTGGCGCTATGTTGTTCGTATTTGCAACATCGATGTGTCTGACTTGATCGGCCAAACCGGCACTCAAGCAGCCGCAGCTGCGACAAACATTGTTAAGTTGATGGCTCGTTCGTTGTATCGCATTCCAAACATGGCCATGGGTCGCGCTTGCTTCTACATGAACCGCACTGTTCACTCTGGCCTCAGCATCGCTGCTTTGGACAAGAGCCAGTACGTTCTGAAGATCAACGAAGGCTTGTCGCAATTCGGTACGCCGTACAGCTGGCTTTCATTCTTGGGTGTTCCACTTCGTCGCGTTGATTCTTTAATCAACACAGAAGCTGTTGTGTCCTAATTGACCATTAATACGAAAGGAAAGAAATATGATCACCGATAAACTTTTGCGCGTCTCTGAAGACCAAGCGCTGACAACCACTGCTGTGTCGACAAATACGATCGATTTGTCTGTGGCTCGTGATATGGGCGAGGGAACTGATCTCTTTATGAATTTTGCTGTGACTGCTGCCTTGACTGGCGGCACCTCAGTGAAGTTCGAGGTCATCAGCTCTGCTGCTGCTGCACTGACATCTCCAACCGTGATCGGCAGCTCTGACGCCATCGTCAGCGCCAGCTTGGTCGCCGGTAAGAATGTTGCTGTCAGAGTCAATCCGGACATCGCTGGTGTTGGCCAGCGCTACATCGGCGCACGTTACACGATCGTTGGCACTTATACTGCCGGCACTGTGACTGCTGATGTTGTGGCAAGCGTCCAAGACGGCAAGAAGTTCTACGCTTCTGGCTTCGTTGTTGCCTAGTGGGGGTAACACATGGCTAAAGTTCGCGCAATCCGACCATGCTTTGTTGACAACGGCCTTCGTGATGAGGGTGCAGAATTCGACTACGCTGGCGCTTACAACACAAATCTGGAATACCTAGACGGTGAGCCAGAGATGTTGCAGGATAAAAAGCCTGCCCAAAAGGCTCCTACAAAATGGGAACCAAAGAAGGGCGCGCAAGTAGGTCGGGTGTAAAGCGCGGACTTAAGCCTGTGTGACCCGATTCGTCGGGTGCCACTGTCAGAGGGGCTGCTGGGAAACCACAGTCCCTTTTTTTAAATAAGGGGCGTCGCCATGAGTTCTGTTGTAGATATTTGTAATTTATCCCTTAGCCATGTTGGCGACAGCGCCACCGTGTCAAGCATTGACCCACCAGAAGGGTCTGCACAGGCTGAGCATTGCGCTCGCTTCTACCCAATCGCGAGAGACTCAATGCTTGAGATGGCTTATTGGAATTTCACAGCGCGCAGGGTAACTCTGGCTCAGGTGACAATGGATTGGCCAGAGTGGAAGTATGCTTACGCATTGCCAGGCGACGTTCTAAACATCATGGGCGTGTTGTCANACGACGCAGAAGATGATTACAGCACACGGTTTGTTCCGACGGACACNGCTGGCTTCTCGCAAAACTATAGCCCCATAGTCGCTGCTGGTCGTTATTCGCCGCAACCATACACAATAGAGACACAATCAAACGGCAATTCTGTACTGTTCACAAACATGGAGAGCGCTGTGCTGCGTTACAACGCATACGTCACCGATCCGACGCAATTCTCCCCATTGTTCACCATGGCTTTATCTTGGCACTTGGCATCAATGCTTGCC